ATGCTGAAGGTTTTATGACTGCAGCAGCATCTGATACTATTACTTTAAATGGTAGTACAACAGGTGGATTAGCTGGAACAATCATAACTTGCAAAGCGATTGGTGCAAACAGATGGGGCGTTCAAGTTACATCTGGAGGAACTGGTAACTTAGCTACACCTTTTAGTGCAGCAGTAAGTTAATAATTAATTTAGTGTGGGGCTTCGGCCCCATACTTAAATTTTTAAGGAGAAAAATATGAGTTCAGATCAGAAGTTTACAAATATAGCTAGCACAGGGCAGGTAAAAACTATTTCTGGTGGATCAGTAAATATAGGTCCATGTAGAGTAACTTACATACAAGCTGCGGGAGTGGCATCATCTGTTGTTGTGTTAAGAGATATTTCATCTGGTAGTTCAGGAGATAAAGTTTTTGAAGCTGATTTTGGTACAGAAGGTTTAGATATATATGTTCCAGGAAATGGTATTAGATTTGAAAACGGTGTTCATGCAACAATGACTAACACGACATCTTTGACTATTGGCTATACTGGCTAGGAGTTTAAATGGCTAACACTACTTCGGGAACAACAACCTTTGACAAAACTTTTTCTATTGAAGAGATAATAGAAGATGCTTTTGAACGTATAGGATTAAATTCTGTAGCAGGTTATCAACTTAAATCTGCCAGAAGATCTCTTAACATTTTATTTCAAGAATGGGGTAATAGAGGTATTCATTATTGGGAAGTAGGTTCAACTAATTTAGACCTTATAGAAGGTCAGGCAGACTATGATTTTTTTAGATCTAGTGGTGATGGCACATCAGCAACAACAACAGATCCAGCCAGTGTTTTTGGAGTGTCTGATGTTCTTGAAGCACAATTGAGATCTAATAGAACTCAGACAACACAATCAGATAGTCCGATGACAAAAGTAGATAGATCTACATATGCAGGATTCTCTAATAAATTATCTAAAGGAACACCTAATCAATATTGGGTAGAGAGATTTATAGATAAGGTTACGATACATATATATCCAACACCAGATTCAACAAATGCATCTAAAGATATGCATTTCTTTTTTATAAAAAGAATACAGGATGTTGGAGATTATACAAATGCAACTGATGTTCCATTTAGGTTTGTACCTTGTATGGTATCAGGACTTGCATATTATCTAGCACAAAAATATCAACCGCAACTTATTCAAGCTACAAAATTAGCTTATGAAGATGAGTTTGCAAGAGCATTAGCAGAGGACGGATCAGCTTCTAGCACACATATTACGCCTAAAGCTTACTATCCGGGAACATAATGGCAAAATACGCAACAGGAAAATATGCAAAAGCAATATCAGATAGATCAGGTATGGAGTTTCCATATAAAGAAATGGTTAGAGAATGGAATGGTTCGTTTGTTCATGTTTCAGAGTTTGAACCAAAACAACCACAATTAGAACCAAAACCTATGAATGGTGATTCAATATCTTTGCGTAATGTTAGACCAGATAGGATAGAAACTGCTGTTCCAAACATATTACCTTTGAATCCATTTACAACAACAAGTGGATCTGCAACTATATCTGTGAATGAACCAGATCATGGTAGATCTACAAGTGATACCGTCAGATTTAGAGGTGCAAGCGTGGTTGGGGGTGTTGCTGCAGCTACCATAAATTTAGCTACAGGCTACACAATTACAAAAGTAGATAATGATAATTATACCTTTGCAACAGCTACGACATCTAGTATAAGTGAGACAGGAGGAGGTGGTTCTGCATCAGCGGGACCAGTAACAGTAACGGCATGATTAAAAAAATTAAAAATTTTATTTGTAATTTATTTGGTATTAAACAATGTGCGTGCCCAGAAGACATGGATGAACATGCAGAATTATATTTAAAAACACCGGAGCCAGATGTTCCAGTGCATGAGGAAACACAAAAACATTGTTCGGGACATACTAGATTTAGAAAGTCTTGTCCTAGATGTCAGGAGATTATAGCATAATGGCTGGATTAAGTGCATCAGGATTAAAGACACAGATTAGAAGTTATACTGAGACTGATTCAAATGTTTTAACAGACGCTGTTTTAGAGAATATAATTTTAAATGCACAGTATAGAATATTTAGAGACGTTCCTATCGATGCAGATAGAAAACAACAAACAGGTAATCTGGTAGCAGGACAAGAGACAATTAATGCTCCTGCAGGATGTGTATTTATAAGAGCGATACAGGTATATGATTCGACATCTGCCACGACAGGGGCAAATGTATTTTTAGAAAAAAAAGATGTGTCATATCTTCAAGAATACATATCTTCAACAGAATCAGCTAAAAGAGGCCAACCTAAATATTACGCTATGTTTGGTGGTGCTACGGGTGAGTCTGACACTACATCTGGTAGAATGATGTTTGCACCGGTCCCTGACACAACGTACAAATTTAGGGTGCATTTTAATGCAGCTCCTGCATTATTAGAAGGTGATAATACTAATTACATTAGTCTTAACTTTCCAAATGGATTGTTATATTGCTGTCTATCAGAGGCATATGGATTTTTAAAAGGCCCGATAGATATGTTGACTTTGTATGAAAATAAATATAAACAAGAGGTACAGAAGTTTGCTAACGAGCAAGTTGGTAGAAGACGAAGAGATGACTACACTGATGGCGCTGTTCGTATTCCAGTAACCTCGGCAAACCCATAGGAGATTAAAGCATGGCAATAACATCGGCAATTTGTAATAGTTTTAAACAAGAAATTTTAGTTGGGACACACAACTTTACTGCTTCTAGTGGGCATACTTTTAAAATAGCATTATTTACTAGCTCTGCATCTTTAGGCGCTGGCACAACTGCTTATTCAACATCAAACGAAATTTCAAATACATCTGGGTCCGCATACTCTGCGGGTGGTGCAACATTAACAAGTGTTACGCCGACATTAGATTCTTCAACTGCAGTATGTGATTTTTCTGATGTTAGTTTTACATCAGCATCTTTTACAGCTAATGGTGCATTAATTTATAATTCTTCTCAATCTGACAAAGCTGTTGCCGTTATAGCTTTTGGAAGTGATAAAACTGTAACAAGCGGAACTTTTACAATACAATTCCCAGCGGCAGACGCATCTAACGCTATTATTAGGATAGCATAAGGAGGGACTCCTTATGTCAGAGACATCAATCTGGGGTGGAGATGATCCTCGAGTAGCGTGGAATGAAAACTCATGGCAGTCTAATCAATTAACTGTTCAATTAACTGGTGTATCTGCATCTACTTCAGTTGGAGCAGTAAAATCTTTCCCTGAACAAGGTTGGGGTTCTGATAGTTGGGGTTTTGAAAACTGGGGTGAAAGTAGTTTAGATGTAGAAGTTACAACAGCAGGTGTTGCAACAACAGCAATTGGTTCTGTAACTGTTTCAGCAGAAATAAATTCAGGTTGGGGTAGACAACCTTGGAATGCTAACTCTTGGGGTATTCAAGGAACTGTATTACTTGATGGTCAATCGGCGACAACATCGGTTGGATCAATATCTCCCGCTGATGTTATGGGAGTCACTGGAGTTTCTGCAACATCAAGTGTTGGAACACCTACTATAATTGGTGATGTTTCACTTACATTAACAGGGATTTCTGCAACTTCATCAGTCGGTTCATTATCTCCAGCAGATGTAATAGGTGTAACTGGACGAGCTACTACCTCTTCGGTTGGATCAATATCTCCAGCAGATGTAATGGGAGTTACTGGTGTTTCTGCAACATCTTCTCTTGGTGATGTAGTTATAACATCAAATCCTTTAATAGAAGTAACTGGTTTTTCGATAACCTCAAGTGTTGGATCAATATCTCCTGCTGATGTGATGGGATTAACAGGAGTTTCAGCAACCTCTTCTATTGGATCTTTAAGTCCACCAGTTGTTATGGGATTAACAGGTCAATCTGTTACAGCCTCTGTTGCTACTTTTGGATCTGCGACAGGTTTTGGAATTCAAGGATATTCAGACGTTGACACAGGTTCAAATTCTTCGTATACAGATGTTGCAACTGGATCAAATACAAGTTATAGTGACGCTGCATAGGAGATAAAATATGGCATCAACATTTAGCCCTTTGGGTATAGAACTTCAAGCAACTGGTGAAAATGCCGGTACATGGGGAACAAAAACTAATACAAATTTACAATTAGTAGAACAATTAGCGGGTGGATTTACACAACAAGCAGTATCTGATTCTGGAGATACAACTCTTTCAGTGTCTGATGGAGCGACTGGTGCAACTCTTGCACACAGAGTTATAGAATTTACAGGAACAATATCAGCATCAAGAAATGTTACGATACCTTTAGACGTACAACAACTTTATTTGTTAAAAAATTCAACATCAGGATCTCAAAATGTTGTATTTAAATATGCATCTGGATCAGGTAGTTCTGCAACAATAGCAAATGGTAAAACTATATTAGCTTTTGCAAGAGCGGATGATGGGACAAATCCAAACATAACTGCAGTAGAATTTGGTGGAGATGTTGTTGATGATACCTCACCACAACTAGGTGGTAATCTAGATGTTAATGGAAATACATTAATATCTACATCTAATGCAGATATTTCTTTAGTGCCAAATGGCACAGGAGATGTAGTTTTAAGCGCAGACACAGTTCAAGTTGGAGATGCTGGAGCAGCAGCTAAAATAGTTTCAAATGGTGCAGGTGCACTTACAGTAACAACAGGTGGTGCAGCTGATTTAATTTTAAACACTAATGAGGGCACAAATTCTGGAAGCGTCACTATTACTGATAATTCAAATGGGGATATAACGATAGCTCCAGATGGCTCTGGTAGGGCAAAAGTAACAAATGCTACTGGAACAAGCTCAACACAAACAATAACTACTGATGGAAAAGGTATTGTCTTTTCCATGGTTTTCGGATATTAATCTAGAAGGAGAATAAAAAATGGCAACACCGAATCTTGTAAATATAGCAACGATCACACCTAAAAATGCTATGGGTAGTTTATCTGATACAAATAGAACTA